CACCCCCCAGGCCTCCGGCAAGACCATCCAGGTGCCCCTCATCGGCACCTCGACCGCGACCGAGTTCGGCGCCTCCGGCTACCTCGCCCAGGATGACGCCACCGTCACCAAGGCGGACGTCACCCTCAAGCACTTCAAGGTCTCGACCCGCGTCGACCCGCTCAACATCAAGGAGTACGGTGCCGGCTTCTTCATCGACAACTTCACCGTGACGGCCGCCAACGCCCTCGCGCAGAAGTGCATGGACGAAGTCCGCTCGATCATCACCGTCGCCAACTTCTCCTCGGACGTCGTCTCCGGCGCCGCCCTCTCCTACGCCGAAGTCCTCAGCGCGAAGAAGACGCTGGACGACAACAAGGCGTCCGAGCCCCGCGTCCTCGTGCTGAACAACAAGTACACCCAGGACCTCCTCGCTGACAGCACCATCACCGGCGCCAACGGTCTCGGCGCCCAGGTCATCTCCTCCGGCCGTCTCGGCACCCTCGCCGGCGCCGAAGCCTACCAGTGGAGCAACCTCACCACGACCGAAGACCTCGCCGGCTTCATGTGCGGTGCCGACGCCATCGCCGTCGCCGCCGCCCTCCCCTACACCGAGATCCCCGGCTGGGAAGTCGCCAACGCCATCGAGCCCGACACCGGCCTCGGCGTCCAGGTGATCGTCGGCCAGGAGCAGTCCGGCTACCTCAACGTCACCGCGACCCTGCTCTTCGGTGCCGCTGTCGGCCAGGGCGCGTCGCTCGTCCGCTTCGAGTCCACGGTCTAATCGACCCGGCAACGGACTTGGGGGCCCCTACGGGGGCCCTCTTTTTTTGACCCGCTGGCAACTTTAGAGACCGACCGATGCTTACCTCCGAGCTGATTGAAGACGCAAAGGCCATCATCGGCGACATGGCCGACCTCGCCCAGACCTGGACTGCGGTTGGCGGGACGCCTTCCTTCCAGGTCATCATCGGCCAGCCCCTCATCACGCAAGACCTAGAGGCCGGCGGGTTCATGGACAGGGTTGCCCATGAGGTGCGGGTGGTCGCCGCCACTGGCTCTTGGACTACGGCCTACGGCACGGCCTGCGCCGCCGCGATCTCGGCGGGAGCCCCCGTCGCCTCGCTAGCCATCGGCAAGACCCTTGTCGCCAGCGAGCAGGGAAATCGCCAATACCGCATCGTCGGCTCGGCCTACAAGCCTGGGACGGCTTGGGTCGTGCTCCAAGTCCGGGCGCAGGACGAGCGATGATTAACATCCATTTCAAGATTAGGCAGGATCGCATCCGGCGCTTCGACAAAAACCTAGAGGCCTGGAACAACTACCTGTCCAAGCTCACTGGCGACCTTCTCAAGCACGAGGCCGCGCTGACTGCCTTGGAGTTCATCAACCGAACGTCGCCGATTGTTCCTGGCAAAAACCCTGGACTGATCGCTGACGCCCGCAAGGTTGGCGAGAAGGCTGTTGAGCGCGACATCCGCTCAATCTTCAAGCCCACGGACGAGACACTTCTGGGGGCTGTCGACACGGCCTACGGCTCCCTCGAGGCCTTTGAGAAGTGGAAGCGAAAGCCCATTCCCAAGACCTCCAACCCTGTCATCCAGCGCATCTGGCAGGACGCCGACATTCCCAGGGCGTACGAGTTCGCGAAGAAGTACCTTTCCAACGTCCCGCGCACACGCGGCATCTCGGACGCAGGACACATGAAGTCAGTCCACGAGAGGGAGCGAAACGCGACCCGTCTTAAGGGCCGAGTGACTCGAGGTGGCGGCCCATCGCAGGAGGTTCGCCGCGAACCCTACTACGCCGACGCCGCAATCATTCAGCGGTATGTCGCCGAGAAGAAGAAGAGCGTCGGCAAGGCCAAGTCCGGCTGGGCCGAGGTCATCGCCAAGATCGGCAACGTGACCATCAACGGCAAGCAGCAGAGGCCCCCGCGCGTCCCCGCATGGGTGAGGCGCCATCGCAACTCCTGGGGTTCGCTAATCCCCGGCAGGAAGCGCGTGACCATCATCAACGACTTCGGCAACTTCGGCGGCATCGCGGCCGAGTCAAAGACCGTTGAGGAAGTCATCACGGCGCGAAACATAAGGATTAACAGCAACCCCTACCCCCAGCGCGAGCTGAACAGGGCCATCCGCATCTGGAACCAGAGGATGCGCCAGATAAACCTTTCCTAACATGGGCACCAAATCCATCCGAGAAATCGTAGAGTCGGCCCTTGTGGCCCACCTCGCCGCCAAGACCGAGCTCTCGGGCGTGAACATCGAGAGGGGCATCGAGACGGACGTCATGAACCTTCCGACGGTGGTCGTGTCCTGCGAGGCTGTTTCCAACCCTCCCGACCTGCCCGAGGGTCTAGGGAACTACGCCTGCACCGTCCAGGTCGGGGTCTTCACCTCGGCCGACGCCTCCAACGCCAAGTCTAACCACCGAGACCGCTGCGCCGCCGTCCTGGGCGCCTTGCAGGAGGTTTCCAACATCAAGACCGTTTTCACGACCCAGGGGGACGCCACCTGCTACGACGTCACCTACCAGTCGCACGATGACAGCCGGGGGGACAGGGCCTTGGGGATGATGGCGACGTTCACGGTGGCGGCTGTCCTGCCCGCTTGACGGAGGGTGCAACTTTAGAACAACACTATGGCCGCCGTCGTCAAAGGTACCGCCCACGTTTACGGGATTTCGGGTTCCGTCTCGAACATCACCGTCCAGTCCTACACGGTTTCCCGCTCCTTCGAGCTGGACGACAAGGTGGCTGCGGAGCACGGGCGCACCATCACCCACCGGGTCGACGGCCGCACCAACGAGATCAGCATCGAAGGCGTCCTTCAGTCGGCTTCATTCTCAATCGCCATCGGCGACCGCCTTCAGTTCTCCGGCAACGAGATTGCCTTTGACGGCATGGTTACGCGCATCGAAGACCGCGGGCAGAACAAGGGTTTCTCGCTCATCTCCGTGACCGCGGTGTCCTTCGAGGACATCACCTACTCTTAAGTTAAAGTCCTTTGACTTCCAGCCAACCTTTTTGGCTGACGCACCCCTCGGAGACCCCGGGGGGTGTTTGTTTGGTCGCCCCACAATAGGCCATTAGACCCCTCTGGCTTGCCCTAGGAGGCGTTTTGACCCTAGGGTGGCTGTCCTCTAAAGGCGTTTCTGACCCCTAGGGCGACAAGCCTGCTTGGCTACACCCTTTACCCCTGGTGCCTCAAGCATCGGCTACAACTGACCGCGCTCGACAGCCCCCTGCTCCAGGGCAAGCCCGTGACGGCCCCGGATGTCCTGCTTTTCGCCCGCGTCTGTTCCGAGACCCGGCTCGCCAAGCCTCCCGGCCTTTTGGAGCAGTGGCGCTTAGCCCGCCTAGCCGCCCGCCCCGACCTTCGAGACGAGGCCCTCGACGCCATCACCGACCACATCGGGGCAGACCGCTGGCCGAAGTTCTGGGATCCACCCAGCACCGAGGGTGGCGAGCGCCGTAACAACGGGATGCCCTGGGCGCTGGCCGTGGTGACAAACCTCGTCCGCAACGGGGTCTCGCTGGAGGAGGCGATGCACCTGCCCGAGTCGCAGGCCATCTGGATGTCGGCAGCGTTCGGCATACAGGCCGGAGGGAAGCTCGAGTTCCTCACGAGCGACGACGAGGCCCTGCTTGACTCCCTTGCAACTGTAGAGAGACCACCGAATGAGCCGAAGCCTACAGTTTGACATCGTCGCCAACGACGAAGCGACGGCCAAGATGAAGGGCGTCCAGAACGCCGCCAAGGGCTTCGCGTCGCAGCTCGGAAAGTACTTCGCCGGCTTCGCATCGGCGCAGGCCATCGCGGGGCAGGTCATGGCGACCTTCCAGCGGGCGTTCGAGTGGGGCTCGGGCCTCAAGGACAGCGCCGCCGCCGTCGGCCTTACCGTCGAGGAGTTCCAGCGCCTTGAGTACGCCGCCAGCCAGACCGGGGTCTCCATTGAGAAACTCCAGACCGGGATGCGGGAACTCCGCAAAACCATGCGCGACGCCTCGCAGGGCAACGCCGAGTCTGCCCGCATCCTCCTTGCGTTGGGCTATTCCCAGGAGCAAATAGCCACGAACAGCATCGACGCGATGGACGCATTCATGCGCGTTTCGGAGGCCATCAGCGCGGCAAAGACCGAGCAGGAGAAGTTCAACATCGCATCGGCCGTCTTCGGTGACCGCGTGGCCCAGCAGATGGTCGCGGCACTCGGCAACTTCGGCGAGCTCAAGCGCGTGATCTCGGAGACCCCGCTCATCACCGAGCGCGAGGCCGAGCTGTTGGACAGGGCTGGAGACAGGCTCGACTACATCGCCGCACGAATCAAGGTCATCACGGCCCAGACAATGCTTAACCCCGGTGGACTATTTGCGTTGTTCAACCCAGCGGCAGCCGGTTCCATGTTTTTGCAAGGCAAGATAATGGATGCCGCGACTCGCCCCGGCAAGGAGCCGCCTCCCTCGCAGGAGGCCATCAATCGCGGAAAGCAGGT